GTTGATTGTTCCACCGTCGTTGATGTTCGTTGCTACTCGTCTCCTTGAGACCGAGCAGCGTGTTGGCACTGCCGATAACGACTTGAACGCGATCATGAACAACGGGTCGATCCCCGGTGGTTACTCTGTAAACCACTTCTTGACTGATGACGACGCTTGGTTCTTGACCACCGACATCCCTAACGGTCTGAAGCACTTTGTGCGCACCCCTCTGACCACTAAGATGGAAGGTGATTTCGACACGGGCAATGTTCGCTATAAGGCTCGGGAGCGTTACAGCTTCGGAACCAGCGATCCGCTCGGCGTCTTTGGTAGCCCCGGCGCTGCCTAACCACTGAGCTTGTCTCAGTAGCCCAAGACCCTGCTTCGGCGGGGTCTTTTTTTTGCCTTGATGGTCTGTTGCCAAGCGTGTATAAAGGCTCAAAGGGCTTTTGGAGTGGTACATGCCATACAAAATTGACGTCTGCGGTATCTACAAGATTGTTAACACGGCTACTGGGCAGTGTTATGTCGGTCAATCGCAAAGAGTCAAGAAACGCCTCAAAGAACATTTTCGCCTACTACGTAATAACAAGCACACCAACCCCCGCTTGCAAAACTCGTACAACAAGTATGGGGCGGAGTGTTTTTACGGAGAACTTGAGGTTGAGTGCACTAACTACGATGAACTGGATGCTCTCGAAGACGCGTTTTTGCGCGGGGATGCGTGGTTTGAAGAGAAGACTGTGTATAACATAGCCGACTTTGCAAAAGCTCCAATGCGCGGTAAGCGGCATTCAAAAAAAGTTCGCGAAAAAATTAAGCTAGGCCGAAGAGCTACGACGTTTGACTATCAAAGCCCAGAATATCGGGCCACATTGTCTGCGGCTCAAATGGCACGCTTTCTCGCGGACCCAAAGTTTGTTGCCAAAATAAAATTTATTCTTGATAATTCTGACAAGTCATACGCAGAGCGCGCTCGGTTGTTGAGCGCGGACACTAGCTCGGTAAGAAGACTTGCGTTAAAGTATCAATATCTAAAAGGAGAGTTGTGATGGCTCAAACTCGATTTTCTGGCCCAGTCCGTTCTGACAACGGTTTCGAGGGCGACGTTACTGGTAGCGTAACTGCTACTGATCTCACCACGACTGGCACCGTCACGATTGATGGCACCACCATTATCATTTCTGATCTCCCAACGACTGATCCGGGCGTTGCGGGACAGTTGTACAGTGACGCTGGCGTGCTTACGGTCTCCGCTGGTTAATAGGAGGCCATCATGGCAGGCATGCACTCAGATGGTAAGGCGACAACGCTAACGGCATCAGGCGATGTTTTTGGCGGTCCTGCTCGTATTGCGACGTTGTATTTCGTAGCAAGTGGCACTGCAGGTAGCATTGTAATTCGAGATGGTGGAGCTACTGGCCCTGTTCTTTTGGAATTAGCTACCCCCGCAGATGAGTCCGCTCACGGTGTGGAGTTTTACTACACCCCTATCCGTTGCGAGGCCAACCCTTATGTCGCGTTGACCAATGTTACGTCCGCGACGTTTTTCTACTACTAGAGGGAGCTATCAATGCCGATAGGTAAATCTAGTAAAAGCCGCAGCCGCCCTGATGCGGCGGAGCAGCAAGAAATTGAAAGTTTGCAGAAGCAGATGAAGCGTCAACGAGATGCTGGCAACGACAAACGTGCAAACGAACTTATGGACCGCATTCAAAATTTGGCTGCGGACGCTTACGAAAAGCGCAAAAGCGCGGGCTACAAAAGAGGTGGCAAAGTGAATCGCTCAAACATGAATATGCAGATGACTCGTGGCGACAAAATGGACGACGAGAACAAAAACGCCAGCAAGAAAAAAATGGCGCGTGGCGGCATGGCTAGTGATGATGACAAGAAAAAGAAAATGGCGCGTGGCGGCATGACCAAAAAGAAAATGGCTCGTGGCGGCATGGCTGGTGACGACGACAAGAAAAAGATGATGCGCGGTGGCATGACCAACGGCAAGAAAAAGATGATGCGCGGTGGCAAAGTAGACAAGAAGTCTTCAGGCAACGGTAAAGCTAAAGGCGTGGGCGCTGCGACTCAGGGCGTGCGTAAGGCTAAGATTTACTAGGAGTCTGCCATGAAAGTAGGTGATATATCCCCCCTTGGAGCGATGGTAACGGGCGAAGGCGAGATAGCAGAGCTTATGCGCGACGGCGGCGGGCTTATGGCTGTTGCTAAAAATCTAACCGACGACGAAGAAGAAAAGAAAAACCAACAAGCGGTTAAAGGCCCTCGCCGTGCACGAGGCGGCGGTCAAGGCCAAAGGCAAGGCCCTCGCCGTGCCATGAAACGTGGCGGTAAGGTTGATAAAAATGGTTCCAAGTCCAAGTCTAAACCCAAAGCCAAAATTAAAGGCGCAGGCGTTGAGACTAAAGGCTTACGCAAGGCTAAAATGTACTAATGTCTACTAGCGGCACCACTGACTTCAAGCTTGACGTTTCCGATGTGATCGAGGAGGCTTACGAGCTCCTCGGTCTTGAAATGCGCACGGGGTATGACGCACGTAAAGCACGGCGTAGCCTCAATGTGATGTTTCAGGACTGGACTAACCGAGGGGTTAACCTTTGGAAAGTTGCACAGGCCACAGAACCGATGGTTCAGGGACAACGTCAGTACCAGATGAACGTCGAGGACATCGACGTGCTTGAGTCAGTCGTCCGCCTGGACGGCACTGATTTTACGCTTGAGCGGATTACGCGAGAGGATTACCTGAACCTGCCTCAAAAAGAGCAGACCGGACGCCCTACGCAGATTTATGTTGAGCGCACAGCGGTGCCTAGCTTTTATGTTTGGCCGACACCTGAGAACAATACGGACGCGGTGATTAGTTATCGCATTCAACGGATTCAGGATGCCAACACGCTGACTAATGATGTCGATGTGCCGAGTCGGTTTATTCCGCCTATGGTCACGGGGCTGGCGTATTATCTGGCGATGAAGTCTGCGCCTGAACGCGCGCAGGCTATGAAAGCTGTGTACGAGGAAGACTTTGCTCGTGCGGCGGACGAAGATAGTGAGCGGGGCTCGCTCCACATACGACCCAGCTTTCGTTCTTACGGGTACTGATCGTGGGTAACTTTGCTTCAGGTAAATACGCTCTTGCCCTCTGTGATCGTTGCGGGTTTGAGTATAAGTACCTTCAGATTCGCGAAGAGTGGAATGGCTCACGTGTATGTCCTGAGTGCTATGAGTCCAAGCACCCGCAGTTAGAGCCGCCGTTTGCTAAAGCAGACGCAGAAGCGCTACGCCATGCACGGCCAGCGCGAGAAGAGCCGCCGGTCGACACGACCGAGTACGATGACTTTTTAGATAGGTTGCCCTAATGGCTGGTTATACTTATACAACGTTGCGGCAGGCGATTCAGGATTACACGGACAACACAGAAACAACGTTCGTTAACAACCTTGATCGTTTTATAGAAACTGCCGAAGAGCGAATCCTTAAGTCTGTTCCGCTTGAAGTGTTTCGTAAAAATGCCGAGACAAACATTGTAGCGGGCAATAAGTACGTACCCAAGCCTACGGATTGGTTGTATTCGTTTTCCCTGTCGATTGGTTCGGGAGACAGCAAAGAGTTTTTGCTAAACAAAGACACAAATTTTATTTAGGAGTTTTGGCCCGATGCGAGTGAGACTGAGTTTCCTCGCTACTACGCTGACTTTGATCTGGACAATTTTATTGTCGCGCCAACGCCGGATAACAGCTACAACGCTGAACTGCATTATTTTTACCGTCCGGTTTCGCTTGTTGATGAGCCCTCGGGCGTGACATGGCTAAGCGAGAATGCTTCTACTGTAATGTTGTACGGCTCGTTAGTGGAAGCTTACATCTTTATGAAAGGCGAGTCAGACATGATTAGCGCCTACGACCAAAGGTTCACTCAAGCGTTGAGCACATTAAACGGTTATGCTCAAGCTGCCGAAGGACTAGATTTTTACCGCCGGAGTAAAGACTAATGTTTGAGGTTCACGTAGGCAATAAACCTTTTGACGTAAAGGTTGCTACAACGAACAACCGAGGGTTTACCCCGGAAGAACTTGCCGATCAAGCGGTAGAAAAAATTGTGTCGGTATCAAATGATGCTGACCCAGTGCTGCGTGAGCAGGCTCACGTTTTTAAGGGGCGTATCCGCAATCTGCTGGTACAATATATGCAACAGGCCGCGAAAAGCGACAGAACAACTGTTCGTGCAGCCTTACACTCATCGGGCCATTCTGATTTGGCTGACATGATCTGGAGACTTTGACATGGCTATTACTCA